CAAAGGTACGTTTAAGCGTACGCCCTAAACCTTGGTTCTCTCCTTTATTAGGAGCAGGTGTATCACTGGAGTTATTAGGTGTTCAAGTGATAGAGTTAGCAGACGGGGAACTATCCAGTCAAGCAGCAGAATCCTTTGGCTTCACTGAGGTTGAAGGAGGATATGTTAACGGAGGTGAAACCCTTGACCAAGCACTTGATGCCGAAGAAGAAGAGGACGTTATCAAAGCAGACTTTTAGGTCTGGATTTGAAGAGAGAATAGCATCACAACTAAGACGATATGGTATAAAGTATACTTACGAATCGTTAGTGATCGAGTACAAGCGTCTTAGTACCTACACTCCTGACTTCATCCTCCCCAACGGAATCATTATTGAAACCAAGGGGAGGTGGGTCACGGAGGATAGGACTAAACATTTGTTAATCAAGGAACAACATCCTGACTTAGACATTAGGTTGTTATTTCAAAATGCTTACAACAAGATTCGTAAAGGAAGTAAGACTACCTATGCGATGTGGTGTGAGAAGAAAGGAATATTATATGCACATAAACAAATACCAAAACAATGGCTTTCACTAGAACGCACCAGCAGTGTGCAAAGTGTGGATCGAGTGACGCTCTTGCAGTCAACGACGACGGAAGCACAAAATGTTTCAGCTGTGATTCATACAGTCGAGGCGGACAACAAACTATGACACTACCAACAACCAACGATACCACATTTATTACAGGTAAACCACAAGAAGTAGCCAGAAGGAACTTAACTAAGGAGACTTGTCAGAAGTGGGGGTATCACATTGGAACTCACAACGGAGAACCAGTACACATTGCTAACTACAAGAGCAGAAACGGAGCACTTGTCGCACAGAAACTACGATTCGCTAACAAAACTTTCTCTATCAAAGGAGAGCTGTATGGCTTATACGGACAGCACCTTTGGAGTAGTGGTGGAAGAAGAGTAGTAGTATGTGAAGGAGAGATTGATGCGTTAAGTGTCAGTCAAGCTTTCGGAAACAAGTGGGCTGTGGTTAGTGTACCTAACGGAGCTGGAGGAGCAAAGAAGTATGTCAGTCAAGCTATTGATTGGTTGGAAAGCTTTGAGAAAGTAATCTTCTGCTTTGATAACGATGATCCAGGAAGAGATGGGGCTGCAAAATGTGCTGCTCTTTTAACTCCTGGTAAAGCATACATAGCTGAACTGCCACTAAAGGATGCTAATGATATGTTAGTGGCAAAGCGTAGCGAGGAGTTGGTGAATTGTCTATGGCAAGCGAGGGAATATAGACCTGATGGGATAGTGGGAGGAGAAGATATATGGCAAGCTGTTATAAAGGAGGATACTTCTGAGTCACAACCTTATCCGTATGCTTCTTTGAATGGTATGACACACGGTATAAGACGAGGAGAGTTGGTGACACTTTGTGCTGGTTCAGGGATTGGAAAGTCCTTGTTCTGTCGTGAAGTTTGTCACCATCTCCTTGGACTGGGCGAGACCGTAGGTTATATAGCACTTGAAGAATCAGTAAGACGAACTGCACTTGGCATCATGGGCATTCATCTTAACAAACCACTTCACCTTGAGAATGATTTAAAGGAGGAGGAGTTACGCAAAGCATTCGATGAGACAATGGGTAACAAGAACTTCTATACCTATGATCACTTCGGAAGTACGGAGAGTGATAACTTGTTAAGTAAGATACGCTACCTGTGCAAAGGGCTAGGGTGTAAGTGGATATTCCTTGACCATCTATCTATTGTAGTTAGTGGTATCCAAGGAGATGATGAACGACGGTTAATTGATAACACGATGACACAGCTTAGAAGCTTAGTAGAAGAGACTGGATGTGGAATGGTGTTAGTATCTCACCTCAGAAGACCACCGAATGGTGGAGGACATGAAGAGGGTGGAGTCACTAGGTTATCAGACCTTAGAGGTAGTCATTCGATACCACAACTTAGTGATATGGTCATAGGACTAGAGAGAAATCAACAAAAAGAAAACAATAACGAAACAAAAGTAAGGGTCTTAAAGAATAGATTCTCAGGAGAAACTGGACTAGCTACTACCTTGTTCTACGATCAAGACAGTGGTAGGTACACAGAAGATGAGAACCAATTCAAAGACAAAACAATAACAACTAACAGCGGACCAAGTCCGTTTTAATAATATGAAAATAACACAAGAAGAATTAGATTATATAGTAGAAGACATGATAAGTGAGGCAGAAAGAAGCTTCCATAGAAGCATTCAGTTAACTGGTGACATCAGTAGGGAGAGTTACTATCCTATGGATTTACTCGGATACGAACCGTTACATGAAGCACTTAGTAATATTGTTGAAGGTCATATTAGAAAGAATAAAAAATTGCTTGAAACTTACGGAAAAAAACATCCAGACCTTTCAATATGAAAAGTAGAATATTAGATATGGTACAAAAAAAGGAAGAGGAGAAGCAAATTAGGTTAATAGAAAAAGCTTATAACGATACTTATACTGAGGAAGATTTAATGAAGATAGGTTGGACAGGTACTGTAGCTTTTGATCATTTATTGAGAGCATACACACACGGAAAAAAGTATAGTGGTTTATGGTTTAATACATTTATGATGGGTTTATTTCATGGTGCTTATCAACACTGCCAAGACGAACAGGAAGAGAAAGAGTTAGAGGCATTTTTTAAAACAGCAAAGAAAATAAAAGAGGAGAGAGCACAAGCACTATGAAAATACTATTCTTTGATATAGAAACAAACGGCATCGAGGACTTCACTAATCTGAGTGACCTCAAGGTCTGCCATTGCATATCCATCTACGATCCTGTAGCAGCTAAGATGATTACCTTTGAAGGTGACGGGATAAAGGAAGGACTTAATATGTTAAGCAAAGCAGACAAGATCATAGGACATAATGTGATAGGGTTTGATCTACCTGCGTTAGCTAAGTTGTATAACTTCCATCCACCTTTGGTCCGAGTACAAGACTCGCTTGTTATGAGTAGGTGTGTACATCCTGACCTTAGAGAAGATGACTTCAAGCGTAAGAACTTTGACCCTTCTATGATAGGTAGTCACAGTTTAAAAGCTTGGGGACACAGGATGGGTGAGATGTTAAAGCTTACTTACGGAGAAGAGGAGGGTGCATTCGATCACTACAACGAAGAGATGAAGAAGTATTGTGAACGAGATGTATTAGTAACTAAGACCTTGTATGAATATTTAACTAAGCTTGAACCTAGTAGAAAGATGTTAGCTATTGAACATTGGTTTGCTTACATCATCAGATTACAAGAGAGCCAAGGCTTTGCTTTTGATATAGATAAAGCTGAACAACTGGAGCAGAAGTTAAACGCAGTACGAGCAAAGCTACAAGATAAGTTACAAGAGATGTTTGAACCTACTGTTGAGAAGATGAAGAGTGCTTCAGGGTGGAGCTTGGAAATAAAACACAACGACTTCATCGAAGTAATCAACGCACCTACTAAAGCAAAGTTAAAGGAGGAGTTAAAAACTAGAGGATTAAAACAGACTTTAGTTAAAGAAGCTGTATCGTTAGGTGCTCAAGAGAAGATCATACCTTTTAATCCTGGTAGTCGTAAACAAATTAAAGAAAGACTTGAAGCTTTAGGTTTTGAAATACCTGTATCCAATGACGGAAAGACTGTGAAGATTGATGAGTCTACTTTAAAATCTATTAACCATCCATCAGCGAAGCTTTTGCTGGAGTATTTGTTAGTAGTCAAGCGACTAGGGCAACTAGCTGAAGGCAAGAATGGATGGCTAAGATTAGTTAAGGATGGCAGAATCCACGGACGAGTCAACACAAACGGAGCAGTCACAGGCAGATGTACTCATAGCTTACCTAACCTAGCACAAGTACCAGCTACAAGAGCAGAGTACGGTGAGGAATGTCGTTCTTTATTTATAACTAAAAAGGGATACAAGTTAGTAGGTGTTGACGCTAGTGGTTTAGAACTTCGTATGCTTGCACACTATCTGTCTACTTGGGATGGAGGAGAGTACACTAAAGCTATTCTTGAAGGAGACATACACTCTGTTAATCAGAAAGCAGCAGGGTTAAAGACTAGAGACCAAGCTAAGACATTCATCTATGGATTCCTTTACGGAGCAGGTGATGCAAAGATAGGAGAGATTGTAGAGGGTACAGCACAAGATGGTAGTAGATTAAAGAAGAAGTTCTTATCTAACTTACCTGCGTTGAAGATGCTTAAACAATTAATCCAACAGAAGGCAGAACAGAACGGATGTTTAACAGGACTAGACGGTAGGATTCTACCTATAAGAAGTGAACACGCTGCACTCAATATGTTACTTCAATCTGCTGGTGCTGTCCTTATGAAGGTAGCTTTAATAAAACTAAATACCAAGCTTACTGACATTGGATGGCAACACGGAAGAGAGTATGCTTTTGTAGGTAACATACATGATGAGTTCCAAGCTGAAGTTAAACCTGAGTTAGCAGATACATACGGAGAGTTAGCTATCAAAGCAATCAAAGCAGCAGGTAAAGAGTTGAACATGAAGTGTCCTATGGACGGTGAATATAAAGTAGGAGAGTCATGGGCAGAGACACACTAAAACAAGAACCTGAATTTGATTACTACTTGTCCCTTGCAGAATTGTATGATACAACTGAATTAAATGTTCACTGGGATTGGAAGAATGAACAAACTTATAATACTATGCCTTCATCAAAAACCCAACGAATCGGAGCAATAGCAGAGTCAAGGTTTACAACTGAGTGTTTAGAGCGAGACTTTGAACCTCATGTACCTACCACACCTATGCCTTGGGACTTCATTGTTACTTGTCCAGCAGGTACTTTAAAAGTACAGATCAAAGCTACTGGTAATAAATCATCAGCTAATACATATCATATAAACAGTGGATCAGGATGCACAGGAAAGTCTTCTATGTGTGATTCAATAGATGTGGTAGGATGTTATATCATAAACGAGCAGATGTGGTGGTTAATACCAAGAAAAGAAATAAATGGAGTAACATTAAAGTTAAGTCTCCTACCTGATAGTAAATCAAAATATAAAAAACACCAAGAGAACTGGAGCATATTCTATGAGTAAAACAACCATACTAATTGACGCAGATGTATTAGCATTTGAATCGTCGATCATAGCACAAGAAAATATACAATGGGAAGAAGAGTTGTGGACTGTACACGCAGACATGGCAGTAGCAAAGGACCGAGTCATTGGAAGGATAGAACAATTCAAAGACTTACTCAAAGCAGATGAAGTAGTGTTAGCGTTGAGCGACCGAGCAAACTTCAGAAGGAAACTATTTCCTGAGTACAAGTCTAACAGAAGGAAGTCAGTGTTACCTATCATCTTAAAACCTATGAAGGAATGGATGATCAACGAACTAGATGCACAACTGTGGGCTAACATAGAAGCTGATGATGTGTTAAGTATCTTAGCTACTGAAAGACCTAACAGACAAGACAAGCGTATCATCGTATCAATAGACAAGGACTTCAAAAGTGTACCAGGAATATTCTATGATTATAACAGAGAAGAATATCACGAACCTACAGAAGAAGAAGCAGATCACTTCCACCTACTACAAGCTTTGATGGGAGATTCAACAGATGGATTCAGCGGAGCAAAGGGAGTAGGAGCTGTGACTGCTAAGAGATGGTTGGATGATAACGGATACACTTGGGAATCTGTTGTTGCTTTGTACGAGAAGAAGGGACAAACAGAACAGGAAGCTTTGATGAATGCTTGGATGGCACGACTACTAAGAAAACAAGAATACAATAAAAAACAAAAACAAATAACAAAACTATGGACACCGAAGAACTACCAAACTCTGGAGAGAAAGAACATTATGCCACTGGTGCGGAGCGTGACAGGGCTACTGGACGGGGACGATTCAGCCTTATTCCTCCAATCGCCCTTCGATCCCTTGCCAAACGATTTGAAGAAGGAGGCAAACTCTACGGAGACAACAACTGGCAAAACGGATTCCCACTCAGTAGATTAATAGATAGCATGAATAGACACTTGTTAGCACTTAGTGAAGGAGATGATACAGAAGACCACGCAGGTGCTATACTTTGGAATGCCAGTGCTTTCCTGTGGACCGAGGATCAAATCAGAAAAGGCAGACTACCACAAGAACTAGAAGATAGGAGTTATAGAACATGATAGCACATATAGAAAAAGAGCAGATAAAAGCAGATGGATTTGATGAAGCTATCATAGGTCAAGAGTATCACGATGGAAGATATGTTTATTCTATTGAAAGAATCTTAGAGATACTTATGTTAAGAGATGACATGACAATGGATGATGCTATGGAGTTCTTTAGCTTTAACATCGGAGGAGCTTACGTAGGAGAAATGACCCCACTATACATATGGATTGGAGACACGGAATAATGGAAGATGAACTAATGCCTCTTATAAGCGAGGCTATGATTAAACGATTAGAGCAATTATATCCTGACAAATGTCCTGACTTGACGAACTCTGAAAAAGATGTTTGGTTTAAGAGTGGACAAGTGTCTGTAATTAGATTCCTTAGACAAACTTATAACGATCAACTACAACAAAACATTTTAACAAAAGACTAACTATGTGTATGTCAGCACCAGATATTCCACCGCCTCCTCCACTTCCAGCACCTATCCCTCCTCCACCTCCAACTACGAAGGATGTTAAAACTGTAGCACAGATGAAGCCGAAGAAGAAAGCTAGAGGAGCACAAGCACAGTTAAAGCGTTCAGCTAGACCTACACTTGGTGG